CAAAGACCGTACATGGGCACGCAAAGCCAAAGAGACTATCCGCAACAAAGCCGAGACTCGGCGTGAAATCAGAGAGCGCATACAAGATGAGGACTTCAAGACTATCATGCGTAACAATGGCGTACTACCAATCAAAGGGAGCAGATAACATGAGTGCACCTGAATGGTTCAGCAAAGCCGTAGCCCTACGGCAACAACAATACCTAGAAACTCTCACACCATATGCAAGGGAACAATACCTCAAAGCATGGCGAGAACGTATAGAGGAGACGGCTCGCCGTCAAACACTACGACAAGGGCAAAAGCCCTTGTTCTGAAGGCACTTCAACGACTGGGGTTACATTTAACCCCAGTTCTCCCAAACACGTTGCCAAATAGTCATTGGACAGCTTACCCACCATGCTTATCATGCGTAAAAACTACCGTGTCGCTCAGAACCCGCATGAATACTGGCGGTGTCCAGAACTAAACACACTATATAATAATAATAGAGATTAGATATATATATATATGGGCGTGCATAAGTGGACACACCCTCGAAAGCTCGGCTTCGGCTACCCCCCCTTCACTTTATTTTTTTCGGGCTTAAAACGAACTTAACTTGGCGCAAGGCTAGTGTTTACGGGGCATACGACAAGCACAGTAGAATCCCTAGTTGCGACAAGTGTCGGACACAGTTATAATTTCGTGTACTTAACAATTAAATTTAGGAGCGTATTTTGTCAAACGATACCCACCTCACACACAAGACCTGCGCCAAGTGTGCGCTAAGCAAACCAATTAAAAGTTATAAATATAAGCTGACCTATGCACAGACAATAGCACGAGGGCACATCGGTAATTACCGCCTTGATGCGGTATCTAAATACTGTCACGAGTGCAGACCCAAACCAAAGCCATTGATAAAAAAATCTTACCGTCAGATTGAGGAGATGGTGATTGACGGGGCGATTAAACCCGCGATAGCAGAGGCACATTTGCGCTATCGCGCCGAGCGTAAAAAGCAAAGGCTCTCACGTGTGCGTAAGAAAACATGGAACAAACTGTTCGCCCAAAGATGGGGCGAACTACTCAAACCCGTACGTGCCGAGATTAGAAAGCTAAACACTACGCTAAAAAGAATATCTAACCGCCCGCATTTAACTGAGTATTGCATAACGTGTTTAGCAATACTTGAAGATGTCAGGGACACGATGGCGTATCGTAAGGATGAGGGGGATAGGGATATACCCTATGAGGACTGGCGAGAGGCGTTCAGTCAGACCCATTTGCGATCTATGCGAGACGCATGGGTTGCAGTACCACAGAGTGAGCGAGGGTTTATTAGTGTTAACGAAATTTTAAAGGGGAAACTAAATGGCTAAAGCTAAATCATTAAACATTACGGAGCGTTTACATAACGACATCTACGCCTATGCGGTGATGCACAACCTGAAGATAAAGCAAGTGACAGAGATGGCGTTTGCTCAACTCTTTGGGAATTGGGAACGCCCGAACTACAAAGCAAACAATAAACCCAAGCGGTATGTCATGGATCAAACGCCAGACAACACGCCTTGGACAGATCTGTGATAGTAACTGGGGTTAATCGTAACCCCACTTTTTTAAAGGAGAAAGCAATGAGTGATACATGGGAAAGAGTGCACCACGAAAAATGTGGGCAGTTTGATATTTACTTTTCGTGGACGTATGAGAACGATTCGCTTCGTGACCATTACCCCGATGACTCGGATGACCAAATAAAGGAGATAGCAACCAAGATCAACCGAGGGGAGATGACGTGGTTCGTGGCTAAAGTGGAGGCGCACAAGTGTGGTATTGAACTTGCCTATGAGATTATCGGTGGCTGTCTGTACGCTGATCCCCTAGATTTTGTGAAGGACAACGATTACTACGCTGACCTAAAGGAAAACGTGATCGAGGAAGCGAGTGTTAAGTTAGTAGAACTATTTACCTATAAGGAGGATGTATGAATATTGATTTAAGAATTATTTGGAAAGCGTTGGAGTGTTATCGGGAGGACTGCATACCCGAGGAAGAAGAAAACCCTGCGTATGACCAAGAGTGGAAAGACATATGTGAACAGATGGATAACATCAAGTCACTAATAAAAACCAAAGGAGAAACTAAATGAACCCATTTAAAGAACGTATCTTGCATGCGCTAGTCAACCTAGCGTTTGCCATTATTTTTGTCGTTACATTTTTTGTATGGGTATGGACTCGTCTCTGACGGGTGTCAGCTTTTTGTGGCGTGGGGGGATTTCCCCTACGCTTTTTTAACTGGGGTGAAAATTAACCCCGCTTTTCAGGAGAAAAACTATGAATGAACTTTTACTTGCAATCTTTAAAGACATCGACACTCATATCAATACGGTGGTCGATAAACGTGTGTCTGAGATACTCGCAAACCACGCAACACTCAACACAATTAACGAGGAGCTTTATGACAAGATTTCTAAGATAGCCAAACACGAGGTCAACTTGCATGAAGCGGAACACTCGCACCATGAACGTAGCGACATAATTGAGGTGGCACATGAGGCAATGGATGAATATGACTTCAGTAGTGCATGTGGCGAGATCGTGGACGAAAGAGTAGACAGCAGACTAGACGATGTGTTAGATGACGCTATCACAGAGAAAATAGACGAGGTGTTAGATGACGCTATCACAGAGAAACTTAACGACACCAAGTTCGTCATAACTGGTGGCACTATAACTACGGAGGTATAACATGGGATACAGATCAGATGTAGCAGGGATTATCAAATTCAAATCCATTGAGGATAGAGAACGGTTCGTTGTGCTTGCGAAGGCGCATGGTGGACTCATAGCAAAAAACTTTAGTGATGAAGGATTTGCTGAGTGGACGTGGGATACGGACGAAGCACCGCACAAAGAAGATCCGATCATGACTTTTGGATATAACGACGTTAAGTGGTACGAAAGCTATGACGATGTGAAATGCCACTACGATCTATGTAAGTATGCGGAGGAAACATTCGAGGCATCATGGCGCATCATGGCTGTTGGTGAGGACGGTCAAGAAGATGCACACGAAGGTGGCGATGACACCTATTCGTTAGATGAATACATCTACACAGTTCACACACTCATCACAAATTTTTAACAGGAGGTAATTATGTTTAGCAACAACATCAGAAACATCGGATCAGTTAACACCTACGCCAAGGCAAAGGTGTTCTTTGAGAACACAGCGCTACCCAAGTGGCGCACCAAGAAAATATGGGAGGACAACGAGCGCCCACTTTCAGGTAGACGTCAGCATCATTACCGCATCGTCAAGGTAGATCAAGCCTATGAGTTGCATTTATATCATCAAGTCATGGCTAGGTTTAGTCAACCCGATGCGGACGGTAATGAGTTACGCCAATACTCATACCACAGTAGCGTGACGAGTAAACAGTTTATGTATTACGTGGTGAACGTCGGGTTCGATCAAGCGTTCGCAACAAGTACATCGGAGGTTGCGCTCGTGCCTATACGTGGTGATTTAAGGGACACTCAATTACTATTCGATAACCGCAACAGGCTCATCGTTGATCGCTCGACACACATGCAGTTGTACCGTAGCGTATCAACAGACGAGGACAAGATGCGTAACAAAGCGGTGCGTGACTTCTTTAGACCGTTCGTAACTGTGTGCATGTTCAGGTTATCTGAGTACCTAGACAATTTCCTGTACGACCACAACAAGGGCATCCCGTTTGGTCAGGGCTCAACGGTATCGTATGGTGAGCGTGAAAATATGCGTGACTTCTTTAATTGTCCTGACTCCGATGCGATACGAGACATGGCGGTCAACACGATCATTCATGACAGCGCACAGCTAGTGTATGACAGCATGATGAGTAGGCGCATACACGACAAGCTAGGTTGGCAGACTCGCAAATTTTCTCGTGATCATCAACTTGAGATGCTGACTACCAACAACGAGCTAGTGACAGAGAAGCAACTAGAGAAGGCGTTGCTCGACCGTTTGGTACGCATCATAGGCAAACGTGTTAGTGGGAAGAAACTAATACCTAAGTTCTGCAAACCAGGGGATTTCCCCTATACCAATAATTTTTATTAAGGAGTTTGACAAGTTGTAAAAGGATTGACAATCCATGATATACTAGAGTTCCCTTAGCGGTGGCACATATGTGCCACCATTCATTATCTTTATAGGAGTTAGCAATGAGAAACTTTTTATCTTTCAAACAAGTGCAATCGTTAGTAGCAACTGTCGGACACAAGCGTACAGTTATTGTCGAGGGTGAGAATGGTATCGGTAAGACCGCGCTCTTTCATGCCATCAAGTCTATGCCACAGTTTGCCAATCACATCGCAGTCGATCCTATTGATTGCACACAACTATCTGACGGTAGCGTGTGGATGCCTGACCTTGATCGTGAGCATGGTGTGTCACGTGAGTTACCCAATGAGCGCTTCGGTGTCAACAAGACCAATCAGAAGGGTATCAACGGTAGCAAGCCGATACTAATTGCGCTCGATGAGATTGCCAAGGCACCGCAGTTTATTAAGAACGTACTCGCACCGATCATCTACGAGAGACGTGTTGGTAACTATCATTTGCCCGAGGGTAGTGTGGTTGTGTGCTTCACCAATCTTGCAGTCGAGGGCTTAGGTGATTCGATACAGGCGCACTTGCGTAATCGTTTGACGTTCGTCAAGATGCGTAAGCCTACAGTGGACGAGTGGATCAATGACTATGCAGTTAACTCAGGTGTCAACGCTAACGTGCTTGCGTTCTGTCACAACTTCCCAATGGTGTTCGATTCATTCCTTGACTATGAGAAAGGCGGTAAGTATGAAGGCAAAGATCTCTCGAAAGACAATGGTTATATTTTTAATCCACGTAGCACTGCTGTTGCCTATGCTACTCCTCGAAGCCTCGTGTCGGCTAGTGATATTCTCAATGCAGGCGATGGGGTTTTGGACGATGATACTCTTGAATGTGCTCTTGTGGGTACTGTTGGTGCTACCACTGCTGAGGCTTTAAGTTCATTCATTCGTTTCGGACGTGACATCTGTTCGCTTGATCGTGTGCTCGCTGACCCTGACAACGCACCGCTGTCTGACAATCCTACTGCACAGCTTGTGCAAGTGTTCCAATTCGTATCACGTGTCGATAAGCGTGAGGATGCCGAGCAAGTTGTCAAGTATGTGTGGCGCATGAAGGCAGAGATGCAGTCGATCTTTGTGAATACGGTGGCGCAGTCTCAGCGTGTGGCTATCTACGCTACGTTGACTGAGTTCGGTAAGATGCTCAGCGCACACAAGATCTACTTCAGCACCAAGTAATCATGAAAGGTATACATCTCCAGACTTCGCTCAATGTCACGATGCGTGACGGTAAACGTAAGATCATTGCGTACATCACTATCATTGACGTTGCCAAGCATGCGATCATCGCTAACACAGAGGTTGAGGTTGATAGCGAGGCGGAGTTGGATGATGTGTACAACAGAATTGAATTGCTTTATTCATTAACAAGGGAGGAACTATGAGCTTTGATAAATTAACACCACAACAAAAGATACAGAAAGCCAACATCGACTGCATGCGACATCCCAAGTTCGCATTGTTGTCAGGCGTTATCTGTATGGGTAAGTCTGAGGTCAAGGACGGCGTGCCAACTGCCGGTACCAATGGCAAGGACAAGTACTACGGCGCAGAGTTTATCTCTGACTTCACACTCAAGCAGTTGCGTTATCTTGTATTGCATGAGAACTTTCACGTTGCGCTCAAGCATTGCGTGTTGCCGATGTATCGTGATCTCGATAAGAAGTTTGGCGCACACATCAACAACATTGCTATGGACTTCTGTATCAACGGCATGATCGAGGAGCTTGACCCTGACTTCAAGTTCGTTGAGCGCCCCACAAAAGTACCGCCACTTGTTGACGATCAGTTCAAGGGTATGTCTTACATTCAGATCTTGCAAGCGTTGCTCAAGGATGCCAATTTTGTTGAGTTGCAACCAATCGACTCGCACGATAAGGGTGACGGCGATAACGCTACGGAGATTGACGGCGTACCCAAGGATGCAATCGCTAGGCAAGTAGACGATGCCAATCGTCAAGGCGAGATGCTTGTGCGTAAGATGGCGGGCAATGGTGCGGGTGGTCGTGACATCCTTGAGACTGCACGTGAGCGTCAGACTGATTGGCGTGAGGCGTTGCGTGAGTTCATTCAGACTATCTCATCAGGCGATGAGAACTCTAGGTTCTGTCCTCCCAACAAGCGTATGCTTGCGAGTGGGTTCGTGATGCCTTCACACTTCACCGAGTCAATGGGTGAGTTGACGATTGCGTGTGATACATCAGGTTCTATGCACCCTTACTACAGTTTGATCTTCGGTGAGATCGCTAAGATCTGTGCTGACGTTAAGCCTGACGGTGTGCGTGTGATGTGGTGGGACACAGAGGTGTGCGGTGATCAAGAGTTCAAGCCTCATGAGTACGACAGCATTGCAAACCTTATGTCACCCAAGGGTGGCGGTGGTACTACGCCGACATGCGTTACCGAGTACATCGAGGAGAAGAAACTCAAGCCTACTGCATTACTGTGGTTGTCTGACGGTTACTTGTACTGCGATGATCCGGCGGTGCCATGCCCGTCTCTATGGGGTATCGTTGACAACACCGAGTTCGTACCGCAACACGGCAAAGTAGTTCGTATTCAATCTTAATTTTTTAACCACAAAGGAGAAGCAACCATGACAATAAGATACAACCTAGATACATGTGCAATGTTAGTAGAGTTCAACGCAAGCGTATGGACTGCACGCAAGTTAGACAGGGGCGTGACCGATGAGGTCGTGTCCAATAAAAATGCGGGGGCTAAAGACTCTGCTCGTGTTAACAAGAACTTACTCGCAGGACGTGACGAGTTAGCGGACATTGTGCAGTACGTTGGTAAGATCCGCCAGTTCGTATACGACAACACGTTGCCTTGGAGTGACTCAGGTCTACGCATGTTGCCGACAGTTAACTTCATTAAGTTCTGTGAGAAGATGGCTGACTTCGAGGCTGACTTCACTAAGCTCGTACAAGACTTCGTGCAGATCTACCCCACGCTCATTACGGCGCAGGCTATGGCGCTAGGGGATATGTTTAAGCGTGATGACTATCCAACTGCCAATGAGATCATGACTAAGTTTGCGTTCAGAGTTAACTACATGCCTATGCCCGCGAGTGGTGACTTCCGTGTGGATGTGGGCAACGATGCACAGAAGTATCTACAAGAACAATTAGAACGTGTGGCACAAGAGCGTGTAGACAATGCGATGGCGGACATCAAGCGTAGGCTAGGCGATCACCTCAAGCGTATGTCTGACAGACTGACAACTGACTATGTGGGTGGTGAGGCAAAGCAACGTAGGTTCCATGACTCCCTTGTGGATGGTGCGTTGGAGTTGTGCGATCTTACTAAAGCACTGAATGTGACGGGTGACAAGGCGTTGGAGGAGGCACGTCAATCCCTTGAGCAAGCGCTGTTGCATAAAGATGCCAACGAGTTACGCAAGAACGAGGCGGTTCGTCAAGACACCAAGAAAGCGGTGGATGCGATCCTTGATAAGTTTAGTTTCTAAGGAGGTAGGAATGTCAAATATAAAACTTTATCTTAATTTGCAACAAGCGTATTGGATAGCACAACATCGGATGCAAACAAACATTGAAGCAAAGGATTTTACTTATGCAATGACTTTCTATTTAATCTCTCTAATGTACGAGGATGAATTGTGGGATCTTCTTGAAAAATTAACTGCTGAAGATAGACGCTATCTTTCTTCACTTTATAGGAGATAACAATGCACGACAAACCTTGGGAGTCCGAACCCCATCATTTGCTGACCGAACACCTCGGCTATGTGATTGAGATCCAACGGCATGAACAGTTTGAGCATTTGTGTGGGTACATCTATTTGCCTGAGTCGCATCCTGATTACGGTAAGACGTATGATGAGATTGGTGTAGATGTGCACGGTGGCTTAACGTTTTCCGAGAGTGGGAAATTTGGGTTTGACTGTGCACATGCGGGAGACTTTCAACCCGGTCTTACTCCTCGCCACCGTTTGAGCTATGAGGTTTATAGAACAGTTGACTATGTGTTAGCGGAACTGCACAAACTTGCAGAACAATTTGATAGGAGAAAGTAAATGAAAGTAACACCATACGACACGGGCAAGATCAAGATCGGTATTTACTACGAACCGAAACACAACTACTACAACCACGACCAAGACTGGGTGCAGAAAGCACTGCTAGGTGTCGAGTCATCGTGGACTACCGATACGGTTATCATCGCAACTATGTGGGGCACATGCCTTTACGCAATATTAGGACTACTTGCAAGGAGAAACTAACATGACAACATTACAGGATGCACTTAAAAAAGCTCTTGAGAAAGATGCAAACGAATGGGACAAAGATCAACAACGCATAGACAAGGAGAAACAAATGCCTAAACACATGTTCAAACCAACCAACAACGCGAGTCGTGCAACATTCCACTTCATCCGCGACAATCCTAACTTAACACAGAAAGAAATCTTGTTTGAATTAGGTTCTCGGGGGTTTAAAGAAAACTCAGTCTCATCTTTAATTACGCAGTTTATCCGTTCAGGTTACGTACAACGTGTTGATGGGAGACTCACTGCTTTGACTCAAGAATATAAGCCAGTCAAAATAAAATCTATGAAAAACAAAATAGGAAAAGTTATCCACAAGCCTAGCAAACCTAAAGTGCCCGACGCAATCCAAGCGATCATTGAAGATGCGTGGACACCAAGTAAAATATTAGACACATTGTCAATCGTGCAAGCCAAACAGTTGTATACTGAGCTTAAACAAATCTTTTCGAACTAGTATCGGGGTGTTTCACAGTTGCTAATAATGGCGGAGCCTAATAGATGTGAACCCATTAAACTGATTCGGTAGGCTTCCCCGATGCTTAAGTATTTTGGGCCTACCGAACCTCCTGCACCGCGAACCGAGGGGGCGTGGAATCTATTTATCCCCCTCACCATTTTTAAGGAGTGCAAATGAAAACAAAAGCAAAGTACAAGCAACGACCGCTTGAGAAAATACAGCACCAACAAGTGCAGGAAAGAATTGCAAAACTAGAGAAAGCATTAGCTGAGTCAGAACAAGAGAAAGCTTTTTTAAGTAAACGTGTAGAGTCAGTCTCAGAGGTTGCTGAGAACTACAAAAAAGGATGGGAAGAAGCAAGTGCAGATCAGAGTCGTTATAGATTTTTAAAAGGTCTTGAAGTTATGGTGTTAGATAATGAAGGCGCCAAGTACTTAAAAGAGGATGCACTAACTGAGTATTGCGACACACAACTTAAAGCTTTTCACGAAGCAATATACGGATCTTTTGGTAAAGGTTTTAGTGCCACGTGGTTGACAAAGCACAACACTCAAATTAACAACGCGCTTAGGAGAGTTGTAGCAAAGGAAGATTCTGGAGTATTTTTGGAAAACATATCACACCCAAGGAGTAAGAAATGAATGACATACTAGATATACTATTGTTAATTGCTATACTTGGTTTAGCGTCTGTGTGGATAACGGCGGTGTTTTGTTTTGTAGTTATGATACTAGGGGGTTACGATGAGTGATAGTGGTAAAGGATCAACGCAAAGACCAACAGACTACAATAAATTTGCAGACAACTTTGATTTAATTTTTAGGAGCAAACAAATGGATGAACAAACAAGAGAAATAGATTTACAACTGGGCGACGCACTAGCAGAACTTGCATTATACAAAGACGCAATAGATGAGGCGTGGGTGGTGTGTGATGATGTGGACAGTGGGCGTTACGGCGATGCGCTTGTACATGTGCAGAAGTTCTACGCCAAGATGGAAGCAATACGTCAGTACAAAGCCAAAACTGTTGACATGGACGGGAGGTGTTAAATGCCTCGACCCAAAAGTGAAATTACAGGCGGTGTGTATGTCAGCATACGCATGAGCAAAGAACAGAAAGAAATGTTTAATGCAATAGGAGGAATAGAATGGTTAAGAAATTACATAAACAGACAGATCAGGTCAGAAAAAATTCAACTTGGCCTTTCCCCACGAGGCTCCTTACTCAAGAACCAAAACGAGTTAAGCGTAAGAAAGTAGATACAACAAAATTAGAGGAGGCAACTTTCTAATGGGAATGACGCCAGAGGCTAAGGTCAAGAAACAAATCAGGGCAATCCTAGACCGAGTAGGCGCCTACTATTCAATGCCAATTGGTAGTGGGTTTGGTAATGCGGGCACGCCGGATTTTCTGGTGTGCTACAAAGGTAAGTTCATTGCTATTGAAGCAAAGGCAGGTAAAGGTAAAGTAACAGCATTACAAGGGCATCAGCTTGGCAAAATTATGCAAGCCGGAGGTGAAGCGTTTATTATCAATGATAAGAATATTGATCAACTAGAGGAGGTATTAAATGAAATCAGATAACTATAAAGACTTTGTAGAAAAAATTGTGGGCGGTATGGATGACGATGAGAAGAAACACTTGCAGTTCATCACTACCAAACTTATCGCGTGCTACGGCAAGGACAGTCCGTTCAGCGCAGTCATAGTATTCTCAGATGGCAACGACGGTTCGATTGCACTTGCCTCTGCTAATGCGAACTCCATGTTTGCGGCGGAGCTACTTCGGTTTGGTAACGACTATGCACAAGAGAACTTGATGAAGGACGCGCCCCCCAAGGAGATGTTTAACTAGGAGTAGCGCATGGTAATTTATACACGCTTTAGTCAAAGTGCTGTTTTCGTATGGCCCGCATTAGCGTTCAGTATTGAGGATGACTTTTGGATTGAGCTTGCATGGCTTGGTCTTGCTATAGGATTAGCTTATGAATCTTAATCAAGGCAAATTGGCAGAGGGTCTTGTTGAAGAACTGCTAGAAGTGATACACAAATACGATGAGACGCTTTACATGGCAACTGCAATTGGTTGCTTGGAGTTGGTGAAACAACAGTTAATTAACGAAGCTATGGAGGAAGATGATGACTAGAAAAGAAATTTGGGAAGACATAGTAGTACCTATTGGCGGGGCAACGCTTTTTGTTATTTTGTTTGGTACAGTAATAGGGTCAATAATTTTGGCGCTTTACGCAGTATTTGGTCCAACGCCCGAGCAAAAGGCTGAGTTGAACAAACCAAGGATTGCCTACAAGTTTGAAGACTGTGAGGTATGGATATTTGAAAACACACATTACGTTACAAGGTGTGGTAACCATACAGTAACCGAGCGCCATTACTCAGAGTCTTGTGGCAAAGCGTGCACGAGACAAAAAGTAGAAAGGATTGAAAATGAATGAAATTTTATTAACGAGGTTTGGTATGTCAGACGTTCAGCACGATGTGATCGGCGTATCGGTAGATCAGGAGGATAAATTTATCAAGTTCAGCGCAGGCGGTGCTGTTAAACAAACCTTAACAGATCCATTGATGACTGATAACAACAAATCCATTGGTCAGCGCAATATTGAATGGTTGCATGAGAAGTTGGATGAGTGGATTAATAAACAATTGGAACTCGACAAATGAGCGCACCATACAAAACAATCCTGACGATTGATTTCGAAACACGTTGGGACAGTAAAGGGTACACGCTATCGAAGATGACAACTGAGGAGTACATAAGAGATGCACGATTCAAAGCTTTCGGAGCCTGTATACATGAGTACGGAACAGACAAAGTCACCCAGTGGTACAGAGGAGATGAACTACCACGCATCTTATCTACGTACGACTGGAAAAAGACTGCCATTCTTGCCCACAACGCACAGTTCGACGTCTCGATCATCTCGTGGAAATACGGAATCAAACCCGCTTTTATCTTCGACACCTTATCAATGGCGCGCGCTCTACGTGGCGTGGAAGTTGGAAACTCACTTGCAAGATTGGCTGAAGCATTTGGACTCCCTCCCAAGGGAAAGGCAGTACATTCAACGGATGGACTCGAACAACTTAGTGAAATCGCTATTGAGCGAGAGTTGGCAGAATATTGCAAACACGACGTATACCTATGTGAACAAATTTTCGGACGGTTTATACAAGGTTACCCTACTAAAGAACTCCGACTGATAGACATGACACTTCGTATGTATACGGAGCCTGTGTTGGAATTAGATAAACGCATGCTGATTGAAGCGCTTACAGATGAAAGGGATAAACGTGAAGGACTACTACAAAGGCTCGGCGTGGATGAGACTGCACTCGCTTCGAACAAGCAGTTTGCAGACTTACTTAAATCACTGGGAGTTGACCCTCCGACAAAGATTAGTAAAACCACGGATAAGCAAACCCTTGCACTTGCTAAAAACGATGCACATTTCCAAGCCCTTCTCAATGGGGAGAATGAAGACGTTGCCCTCGTTTGTGAAGCTCGCCTTAAGGTTAAGTCGACTACTGAAAGAACTCGAGCGCAACGATTCCTCGATATCAGCCAACGCGGTGCATTACCGGTTCCGCTATCGTACTACGGAGCGAAGTCGGGACGTTGGACGGCGTCCAAAGGCTCCGCTATCAATATGCAAAACCTCAAACGAGGGTCGTTCTTACGTAAAGCTATTATGGCGCCCGAAGGTTATCAACTTGTCGTCGGGGATCTCTCGCAGATTGAACCGAGAGTACTCGCATGGTTTTCGGATTACGGAGACATGCTCGAAATTTTCAGGAGCGGTGCTGACGCTTACGCCTCGTTCGGCGCTCAGATGTTTAACATACCCGGACTCACTAAAGAAACTCATCCCGATCTACGGCAGTCTGCGAAAAGCGCGCTCTTGGGTTGCGGGTATGGTTTAGGTTGGGCATCGTTTGCTACGCAGTTACTCGTGGGCTTTCTTGGTGCTCCGCCAGTCAGATACACAAAAGATTTCGCAAAGAAGTTAGGCGTTGATAAAGAGTACGTTGAGAAGTTCTTGGACAACAAAGAAAACCTAGAGAAGATGGCGGACATCCCGCACACATGTACAGATGGTGAACTGCTGATTCATTGCGTGGCGTCTAAAGCAATCATTGATATATACAGACGTACTGCTCAACCAGTAGTAAGTTTCTGGGAGATGTGTCAGGAGATGATGGCGCGTTGTCTAATCAATGGCGAGGAGATGTCTTATAAGTGTATAATTTTCCGCAAAGGTGAGATAGAATTACCCAACGGTATGAAGCTCTTGTATCCTGATCTACGTCAGATCAAGGACGAGGATAAGAAGACACACTGGGTGTACGGCGAGGATGCGACTAAGCTGTATGCGGGTAAGATTACGAACAACATCATTCAAGGTGTTGCGCGTATTGTGATGACGGACGGTATGCTCAGGGTACAAAAGAGATACCCCGTCAAGGGAACTGTGCACGACGAGTTAATCTGCGTTGTGCCGGATGAGGAAGCAAATGACGCTAAGACTTGGGTCTTGGCGCAGATGACTATGGAGCCACGGTATTTACCGGGCATACCCCTCAACGCTGACGGTGGCGTTCACCGTAGATATGGGTTAGCAAAGAACTAGGAGAAGCATATGGAGATACCAAAAACATTCACAATCGGCAAGCACGCGTACAAGGTTGAGGTGCACAAGCACATACCGGGTACAGACTCGATGGGCCAGATTAAATACAACCAACGACTCGTTCAGATAGCAACGCACAGTTCGTATGATCTTAAGGCGCACCCCAAACGTGAGGTCATTGATACGTTTTGGCATGAGGTCACACACGCTATCCTCAAAGATATGGGGCACGACTTAGAGAGCAATGAGCGTTTCGTCAATGCGTTTGCAGATAGGTTAACAGATGTCATCGTCTCAGCAAAACTTTAAGTTCCCCGATGAGGATGACTTCGCACACCTTGGCGACGAGGAGATGTTGATGCTCATGGAGTCGGCGGGTTATAAACTTGTAGAGCAAGGAACACCAAACTATATCAGCAACGTGTCAACATCGTGGGCTTTAAGTGCGCCAGCACCTAATAACATGAACTATCTACTACCCTCTTGCCCTGATTTTATGCGTGTACGTGAAGCTTTTAAAATGTTTATGTACTTGCATGCTGATGTAAGTTATCGTTAACAACTAGGAAAACTATGCACTCGAACCCTAACGTCAAACCAATCGCTTGGTCACACTCCGCCCTCAAAGACTTTGAAGGATGCGCAAGGCGCTACCATGAAACTAAGATACTGAAGAAGTATCCGTTCGTAGAGTCCGAGGAAATGAAGTATGGAAACCTACTGCACAAAGCGGTGGAGAACTACATCAAAGGCTCAGCGGATTTGGACGAGAGGTTTGCGTTCATGCGCCCCATTGTGGACAAGCTAAAGGCTAAGAAAGGACGCGTGTCAGCCGAGACTAAGATGGCGCTCACCGCTAACCTTGAACCTTGTGATTGGTTTGATAAACGTGTTTGGGTAAGAGGGATTGCGGACATGCTAATCATTGACGATGAAGATCTAACCGCATGGGTAGTTGACTGGAAGACTGGCAACAACAAGTACCCCGATAGGGATCAGTTGGCGCTTATGGCGTGCATGGTGTTTAAGCTACATCCGCACATCAGGAAAGTAAACGCCGCCTTGATGTTTGTGTTGAAAGATGATATGGTTAAGATGTCTATGACGCATGAGGAATCAGGTGCGAAGTGGTGGGAGTTTCGTGAGCGCTACCGCAAGTTGCTTGACTGCGTAACCGCAGATGTATGGAACCCCACACAGACCCCGCTTTGTGGATGGTGCCCGGTCAAGACATGTGAATTTAATACTAAACGAAAAGATTGACACCCGTTGAAAGGAAACAAAATGGTTACACGCAAACGTGATTACAAAAAAGAATACAAACGTGATTTGGAAACCGGCAAGTCCGGGCCGGGTTCTGACCAACATGAGCGCCAACGTGCACGCAGGATGTACGACAAGGAAGGCATCGACAGAACAGGCAAAGACATTGATCACGTTAAACCACTACGCAAAGGCGGTAAGTCAACCAAGGGTAACTTAAGACTGCGTTCAAGGAGTAACAATCAAGGTGACAACAAGTGATAAAAATAGGTACGACAGTTAACAATGTAACGCCCGTTTATACTTTTGCAAGTGACGTATCTATACATCCGTATCAGATAAATGAAACCGCAAGTTGTCTACAAGAACATGAGCTTGCGGGTTCACTATTTGAAATGAAGATAGATGATGTGATTAACTTGTGGTTAGCTAAATACGGCAACGAATGGGTAGATGTTTTTGAAGTTAAGCATGACAGTTATTACAAATATGTTTACGCAAGACTTAAAGCAGTAAGCGAACTAGAACAACACTACTTAACAGACCGCTCGAAGTTTGTATGTAGGAAACCAGATTAAAACAAAGGAGAAGTAAATGGCAAAAATAAAAACAGTAACAATGAACTCGACGCAAGCAAAAATATACAACAATCTATTCGAAGACAATCCCACGATTGCGCAGGACTACGCAACAAAACTAGCGAAGTCTATGAGGCAAACTCAAGACACAATAGCAAGCGGAATATTACAGCAACAGTTTAGTTTTGATCCTAATAAACGAGAAGCGTACGTGATGCCTTTGTCTCAACTCGTTACTATTTGGCAAGCTAAGTATGGAGATCAGTGGATTCAAAAAGATCTTTTACCCATCGTTCAAGAGTCCGCACAATTTTTTCAAGATGCGTATTGGCGCTTAAGAAGAAATGATTTAATGGAAGAAGCTGATGACGGTTGGTATCGCCTTAAGGAAAATGCGTAATGGCAATCAGTAGACAACAAATAGTCAAAGAGTTACTGCCGGGATTAAATAAGCTGTTTGGTGATGAGTATGCTAAGTGGAAACCGATTGATATGGACACATTCAAGAACAAAAAACACAGTGATGTTAAGAACAAGGCGTTTATAAATGTTTCTGTGGATACGTTGTTGGGACTTTGGATGTCGATTTTTCCTACCGGTTTTGCAGAGTTAAAAGACGTTGAATCTATATCCGAAGATATGCGAGATGTTGGTCGTGTGTTAAGAGATGAAGGCATCTTGAAGTTTAACCACAATACTTACATGTACTACATTGCAAAGAAGTTCAGATGAAATTCAAAACAACTGAGCGCTATTCTTTTGGTTGGAGCGACCCAAGGGGCATATTTGATAGTGCGAATATCAACGTTAACCCTCCCAAGACCGTATCTAATGACATCATAAAGTTGTCTGTAAAAGCTTGTCGTGACTTGTACATTGTGCGTGTGGGAGATGGACCTGTTGAAATAGAAATTTTAGAAAAATTAGATTTTGATGATCCATTGTGGTCAATTGTGCAAAAGCTTTTGAATGCAGACGAACTTATCTATGAAGTAATGAATCTTCCCGATAGAGTAGGGCGTGTAGAAGTGTATAAGTTAAAGGCAGAGTATGGAGATAATTGATAACAAAGCGCTCTTGTTCAGGACACGCACGCCTGACAAGTACAGCATCATTCCAAAACACAAAGTCGTTAGCGAAGAAGATGGCGTCTATAGCGTGGCGGTTTACTGGGGACTTGATGAGACACGCGTGCTCAAGAACCTTGGCGTAAAAAATGTACCCTCACCTATTACCAAACGCTACAACTATCCCGGTCGCTTCAGACCTATGGCGCATCAGATCGAGACAGCCGCTTTCTTTACGCTCAACAGACGTGCATTTTGTTTCAACGAACCCGGTACAGGCAAGACACTCTCCGCTTTGTGGGCGGCGGATTACCTTATGCAAAAAGGTGAGGTGCGTAGAGTCTTGGTGCTCAGTCCCTTGTCGATCATGCAGTCAGCGTGGATGCAGGACATTAGCAACAGCGTGATACATCGGTCGGCTATCGTAGCCCACCACGCGAAAGCAACACGTCGTATTGAGATGATTCAGCAAGACTACGAGATCGTCATTACCAACTACGAAGGCTTGGAGTTGATTGCACAAGAGGTGCGCAACGATGGACGCTTTGATTTAATTATCGTGGACGAAGCTAACGCATACAAGAACCCATCGACTCGCAGATGGAAAGCGCTTGCATCTATTCTGAAACCTGAAACATACTTGTGGATGATGACAGGAACACCGGCGTCGCAATCTCCCGTAGATGCGTACGGCTTAGCTAAACTTGTTAATCCAAACAATGTGCCTAAGTTTCAAACGGCTTGGCGTGATAAGGTGATGAACAAGCTCACGATGTTTAAGTGGGCGCCAAAGTCGAATGCTAAGGATATGGTCTTTGAAGCGCTTCAACCGGCAATACGTTTTACCAAGAAGCAATGTTTAGATCTACCGCCAGTTGTTACCGTTACGCGTGAAGTCCCAATGACTCCGCAACAAAACAAATACTACAAAATGCTCAAAGAGCAACTCATGGTCAAAGCGGCAGGGGAAGTTATCAGCGCAGTCAACGCAGGGGTTGCAGTCAACAAGCTACTACAGATCTCTTGTGGTGCGGCGTATACCGATGAGAAAGAAGTTGTCGAGTTCGATGCTAAGCCAAGGCTTAACGTGCTTGAGGAGATCCTAGAAGAGACAGATCGCAAGGTCATTATCTTCGCACTCTTTAGATCAAGCATAGACGCTATCGTGACGCATCTACGCAAAGCCGGTTACGGCGTGGACACTATTCATGGTGACGTCTCAGCCGGTAAGCGTGGCACAATCATTAAAGATTTTCAGACAACCGATGCAGTCAAAGTTCTTGTCATGCAACCACAAGCTACGGCACACGGGATTACCCTGACAGCCGCAGACACCGTAGTGTTTTTTGGCCCGCTAATGTCTGTTGAAATGTATACACAATGTATCGCCCGCGCAGACCGTAAAGGCCAAGACTCAGACAAGGTCACCGTGGTTCATATAGAGTCAAGCCCTATCGAGAAAAAACTATTCACCGCTATGAATACCAAAGTTAACGACCACTCGTTGCTTGTAGGTCTATTTGATAGCGAAGTAAAAAATATTTAAAAGGAGGTTACAAAGCAGTTTTTTTCGTGTATCATTGTTAAACATTAGACAAAAAAGGAGAAGTAAAATGAGCGATTCGCAGGAAGATCTGTCGGCTGTCCCAATGGACAAGTTGGCTAAAGTGTATCGAAAGATGCAAGCTAAGATTCAAGAGTTGACGACCGCATACGAGAACGAAGTTGAGGGCATCAAAGCGCAACAAGAACTTGTTAAGAACGCACTCAAAGATCAAATGCTTGTACTCGGAGTTAAGTCTGTAAAGACTGATCAAGGCACAGTATCGCTGTCTACCAAGACACGCTACAACGCATCAGATTGGGACGCATTCAAAGAGTTCGTAAAAGAACATGATGCGCTCGATCTTTTTGAGAAACGCATTGCCCAAACTAACATGGCAAAGTTTCTTGAAGAGAATCCCAAGCTATTACCCCCCGGCTTAAACTCACACAGTGAGTATGCCATTTCAGTTCGTAAACCAACATAAGGAGAAGACATGAGTAATATTGCTCTGTTTGATGGGGCTAAAGTCCCAGCGTTTGCCGCAAAACGCGAAGGTAAGTCAGCGCTTGCACAGGCGCTTGGAGGTGATGATTTCGGTAAACGTATCTCTATCAAGGGTGGCGTGTTCCGTTTGATGTCTAGCGGTAAAGAGATTGCCAACATTGAGGAGCGCTACCTTGATGTGGTGTTCGTTAATGCGGCGCCCAAGACAAGTCGTGTATGGTACGCAAAACCGTACGACGGCGAGGCACAACGTGCTGATTGTTGGTCTGCCGATGGCGAGACACCAAGCCCTGATTCTAAAGATCGCCAAGCGGATCGTTGCATGGAGTGTCCCAAGAACGTGACCGGGTCTGGTCAAGGTGATTCTAAGGCTTGCCGTTTCCAACACCGTATTGCTGTGGTTCTTGCCAACGACATCGAAGGCGACGTACTGCAAGTTGCTATTCCCGGCGCATCTATCTTTGGTGACGGCGAGAAGAACGAGATGCCTTTGAAAGCATACGCTCGTTGGTTAGCGGCTCAAAGCGTTGACCCTGAGATGGTCGTGACTCGTATGAAGTTCGATACATCTGCTGAGTCTCCCAAGTTGTTCTTTAAGGCAATGCGTTGGTTAGAGCAAGAGGAATATGACGCCGCCGCTAGACAAGGCAAAACACCTGACGCACTTGCGGCGATTACATTCTCTGTTCCCAAGACAGACAAGGTTGCGGCTCCTATTGCTATCGACGGCAAGAAGCCAACTAAGGTTGCTACACCTGAGCCAAGCATTGAGGAAGACGAGGA